AGAAATGAGAAAGTTACAGATTGTCATATGGTTACAAAAAACTTTTCTATCTGTGTAAGTTTGAGTAAGAACAAGAACAAGGTACCTCTCTCCCTCTCTTCTCGGTTTTTTGAGATGGATACATGCATGGTTAAAGCCCAAAGTGAAGAGAGGGCGCCCTCCCTCTCTTCGGCTTTTTGATGGATTTAGCCAGTATCCATCGGCCTCTCTCCTGGTGGAATTTCTGGATATGTCGATTTTATCGACCTCTCTCCTGTGGTAAAATTAGTGAGGAAAATTTTATGACTAAAGAATTGAACCAAAAAATAGACAAAATACAAAAAGAACTAGAGACAATGAGCGATTGGATTTTAAATTCCGGTGACCAAACAAGTGAGACAAGAAGACTAGCTATGAAGTTATACTATGATAAACGCGATGAGCTTCTAGTGTTAAAGGGGCTAAACTTTAACGACAATCCGTTTAAGCAATAAAAGCCCTCCGCTTTTATACGGGGGGCTGCGCTAAGATAATAAATTACTCGGCTCTGTTTATTCCTCCTATGAAGCAAAGTCGACTAAAGTCTCCTACGCTCAAGGAGCTTCGGCGGACATGAACCGGTAACTCGTGATTAAGTATAGCAGTAATTATTCCAGTCCTTCAATTGCGGTAGAGATTAGGTCGTAGGCTTTTTCAAGATCAAGACGTTCTTGCTCGTTTTCAGGCTCGTCCAAGTTCTCAAGGTGCTTGCGGTAGTCCAAGAGCTCTGGCCAGATGCAACGGTTGATTTTTTCTATGGCTGTTTTTTTATAGTTTGTCATCGCTTCTCTCAATAAAGATATGTGGATGATCGTGAGATGATTTCTTTTTTGATGCTTGCAATTCTAGCTTGAGATTGTTCTTCGCTATCCTCTAGCATCTCAGGAGATAGCCACAAAATCATTGAGTTTTGAGTGTCTGAATCATTTTCAGAGAATAATTGCCAAACTCCTTTCATGTGTACTTTGAAGCTGATTTCACACAGACACTCTGAGTATTCGCCGAGTTGCGAAAGTATGTTATTGATTAATGTTTCGGTTGGTAATGTCATAGTTTTCCTTTCAATGTTGTTATGATTGGCTACTTCTTCTTCGGGTTTTCTTTTGGGATGGTATTTAAAAGTAGGATGGATACCATCGCTGCGCCACACCAGATTTGATACATCTGCACAATGACAGTAACAAATTGTACTGCCTGGGCAATAAGTCCCTATACATTTATCTTTACACATAATTGTCTCCCAGTTCTTGTGTGCATCGTACATTTAATGTTTTTTCTAGAATGTTCCACAATGTTTGATGAAGTTGTTCAACATTTTTATCTTCATAAGCCGGTATTTCTTTTTCTTGAAGCTTTATTTTGTATGCCATTAATTGAACCGTATTTAGAGTCGAAAGTTTTTTAGAAAAAGCCCTTGTATGTTTGTTGAATTCTTTATTAGACATCGTTATCCTTTAGCGTTTTGTTAATGTTCATAATTAACTATATAACATAAATTATACAAAGTCAACTATTTTCATCAACTCATTTTATCTTGTTCTTTTCTCTTTCTTGGACTACTCTCGGAGAAAACCGGGAGAATATCATGATACGTACCAAGACGTTTATCATAACAGGGCAGCCCGTACCCCTGGCACGTGCACGGTGCAGTAGGTGGCGCGGGGTAGTGTATGACTCACAGAAGCAAAACAAGCTTGTCATTGGCCTCCAACTCATGGAGCAAGCAGCTAACATGGAGCCGTTTACAAAAGCAACTGAGCTTGATATTACCTTTTTTATGAAACCACCCCAGAAACGTAAAGAAAATGGCGGCTGGTGTATCACTCGGCCGGATCTGGACAATATGGAAAAAATGTACCTAGACGTTTTAACAGACTGTAGAGTTTTACAAGATGATGCTATTATTGCTAAAATAATCGCGCGTAAGATTTATGATACTGAACCTAGATGCGTGATTGTATTAACCGAGTTGTAACCATGGTTTATAAACAAACTAAAATAGACCCGGAAATCATAGAACATAACACGACTTCGGTGGAGAAGCAGCCAAAAGCAAAGAAGAAACGGGGGCAAAGCTATCTCTCAACACCTACTTTGGAGACTTACGACTTGAGGGCTGAAAGATTGGGGAACGAATTCGTGACTTGGGCTAAAAACATTCGTAAAGATAATAGAGAGAAACGCTCCAAGATCTTCTATGGACTCGAAGACTTCGAAATAGACAATAATATGACCGGGGATGATGTTCATAGATATAAAAAGAACGCCACTTTTAAAGCATGTATTGATGAGACAAAACAATGGCTTGGCTTGCATACCTTTGCGGGATTAGTGGAAGGTTCTATGAAAGAGACTTACGCTAAAGCAATCTTAACTGATTATTCAGCTCACTACTCAGAACTTATTAAGAAGCAAGACGCTTATGAAGATCAACGTAAGAAGGATGTCAACGATCATACGATTGATAAGCTCGGTCTACGAGTAGTTGAAATTCCGGGCTTTCCACTTACCGATACGGTGCCTGTCAAGAAGCTCGTTGACGATGGAAAATAAAATCAAATTAGATCGCTATATCCCCCGGTTATACCAGCTCCCCCTGTGTGACGCCATCGAGAATAAGGGCTATAAACGAGTGATCGGTATCCTACCGCGGCGAGCCGGAAAAGATTTGACAGCTTGGAATTTATGCATACGTCAGTGTCTAAGAAAAACATGCTTAGTTTACTATTGTCTGCCCACCTACAGCCAAGCCAAGAAGACTGTTTTCGATGCGATTGCTATTGATGGTACAAAATTTATTGATTACATACCTAAAGAGCTTATAGCTTCTGTAAATTCACAGGAAATGAAAATACGATTCGTTAACGATAGTATCTTGCAGCTTATTGGCAGCGATACGTATGACACTTCGCTTGTTGGTACTAACCCGTACGCTATCGTTTTTAGTGAAGCTGCTTTAATGGATCCACGGGCCTACCAGTTTGCGCGTCCCATTCTTGCGGCTAATGATGGTTGGTGTTTACTGATAAGTTGTGTTGCTCCTAACACGCTTGTGATTAGCAAGAATGGTTTACAGCGTATATCAACAGTTTTAGATAGTCGTGAAATGTATACTGACTTACACAAGCCTATATGGGGGCTGAAGGGCTTTCACAATGCTGAGCAGTTTTATTATGGTGGCAGACAAAAAACCAAAAAGATTATTTTGAGTTCAGGTTATGAAATTGAATGTACGCCAATTCATCCTTTATGGAATGGCAAAGAATGGATTAAGGCTCAGGATTTAAAAGTAGGCGATTTATTGCCTATTCAATATGGTCAAAATATTTGGGGTAACGGTTTAAATATTGAAACATTTGATACATGTCGCGGTGGTCATGGTCATTTAAATTGGACAATTGATAATCTTAAACTTGATAACAACTTTTTCTATTTGTTGGGGTTAATTCATGCCGATGGGTCATATGACCGAAACAAAGTAACCGTTACCAAGAAAAAAGATCCTGAGATTATCAAGTTTCTTCATGATTATGGTTTTAAGACATTTAAAGATGGGATTCATCATAATCTTAGCTCTCGTGAATTTGTTAAACTACTTGAGTATTTGGGATTTAAACATGGTGCTAGAAATAAAACTTTCCCTGAAAGAATGTTCGAGTGCACCAAAGAGCAAATGAAGTCGTTTATCCAGGGCTTATTTGATGGTGATGGTACATCGAATTCATGCCCATCAAAACGTGGATATATTAAGTTAACTTCTACGTGTAAATCTTTTCTGCGCGACCTTCAAGTTATCTTACTTAATTTTGGGATAGTAGGCTCGATAAGGCCTGAAGATAAAGCGCCTACTAATAGAGTCAAGGTCTGGTCGCGTATATATAATCTTGAAATTATGGGCTATTTTGCACACATCTTTTATAAAGACATTGGCTTTAGACTTAAACGTAAACAAAAAAATTATTGTTATCTTCCAGAAAAATGTCGACAAGAGTCCGGCAATATCTATCCAATTGATTTAGATAGGCTTAAAGATTGTAAATTGCCTAAATCTTTAATCACTAATCCAAACAGGATGAGCCGGCGAACATTAAAGATGCTGGCAAGTTCACGGCCACATCAATATTTTGATGAATTACTCGCTGAACAATTTTTTTATTCTCCTATAGTCCAGATACTTGATAGTGAAAATGAAGTATTTGATTTTGTGATACCAGATACACATTCATTCTTTTCTAACGGTTTCATTTCGCACAATACGCCGCGCGGCCGAAATTGGCTGTTCGATCTCTATACTCGTGCTAAAGAACTACCCGACTGGTTCACCTATAAGTTGACCGTTGAAGATACCAAGCATGTTTCACCTGAAGTTTTAGAGACTGAACGGCAACAGACGAGTGAAGAGTTACACCTCCAGGAATGGTACACATCGTTTGATAGAGGTGTTGAAGGTTCGTTTTATGCTAAGTATCTTGATAGGATACGTTCTAATAACCAGATTGGTATTGTGCCCTGGTCTCCGGCGCTTAAGACTCATGTGGCGATCGACCTGGGAGTACATGATGCCACCTGTATTATCTTTTTTCAGGTACTTCAAAGCGGTGTTATCAATATCATAGACTCATACAGCAATACAAACGTTGGCCTTGACCATTATGTTAAAGTGCTTCAATCAAAACCATACACTTATGGTGCTTATCTTGGTCCCCATGATCTAGCCGTACGTGAGTGGGCAGGTGGTGCCGTAACAAGACTTGATAAAGCGCGTCAGCTTGGTGTTAACTTTACGATAGTGCCTAATCTTTCCATAGACGATGGTATTGAAGCGGTATGGACAGCCTTTAATAGATTCTATATCGACGAGGCTAAATGCAAGCCGCTGATTCATGCGCTTGAGAACTACCGCAGAGAGTGGGACGAACAGCATAATAGATATCGTGATAAGCCGGTGCACGACGCTCATTCCAACTGGTGTGACGCTCTACGTTACCTCTGTCTAGGCCTTCCAAAGCTACAAGACGGTACCACCAAAGAGGATTTAATAGCCTCACGCAATCGTGCTCTTTATGGAACTCAACAACAGTTTGCCCGTGTGTTTAGAGATTAAGCTTTCGAATTCTTGCTGTATTGTATTAATATAGTGGTGTTTAAAATCTTCTAGCCTTGAGGTGTACAATGCCATTAATTCCGGATATGGGACCTAACTACTCACAGAACGACGGTAGTGACGTTTCACAGCGCGCAAATAACTTCTACGCTAATAACATAACCATGAACCTTTCTTATTGGACTGAGGCGACCTATGACCTCAGAATGTTCATAGGTGAGCAAGGACTCATGACTGAGCTTTATGGTGTGCTTCCCGGTAGGCCGCACATGTACTCATTCAACCGTATCTTGAGAGTCATAAATACCATCACGGGGTTTCAGAGACGTAACCGCAAATCACTCTTGGCCATACCCATAGAGAACGGCGACCAAAAGACATCTGACCAGTTTACTAAGCTGCTTTACTGGGCTGACCAACAGGAATCAATAGGCAATACTATATCCGATGCCTTTGAGGGTGCCTGTGTTACGGGACTGTATATGCTCCATGTGTATATGGACTACCGCAAGGATCCTATCTCAGGTGACATTAAAGTGGATTCCGTACCGTATAACTCGTTCATTATGGATACGTTCACCCGTAAGTCTGACTTGTCTGACTGTAATGGGATCATGAGACGGTCATATGTAACCAAGCAAGAAGCCATGTCGTTACTCCCCGACTTCTCAAAAGATATATCTTCAATGGAGGGCGGCCGTGGCGCACGTGACCAGAAGTTTCAGTACATGCCTGAAGTATTCGCCTTCGATCAGCTTGATAAGCTCACCTACGATGAATACTATTACCGTGCTTTCAGGAAACAAAAATTACTTGTTGATAAAGAAACCGGTGATACGTTTGAGTGGAAATCAACCGACGATGAGAAAATGAAACTCTTCTTACAAATGTATCCAAGCGTAACGGTCGTAGAAAATACTATCCCAACGGTACGTCAAGCAATTTTAGTCAATAATAAAACACTGTACGATGAGTACACAGAGATTGATGATTACCCTTTTGTGCCGGTGATGACGTACTTCAACCCTGAAATACCGTACTGGAACTGGCGTGTGCAAGGTATTGTCAGAACACTCCGTGATGCCCAGTATCTCTATAACCGTAGACGTATCTCAGAGCTGGACATGATTGAGTCACGTTTAACTAACCCACTCATCTATCACCCTGATATGTTAATCAATCCCGATGATGTACACCAAACAGGTCAAGGCAGACAAATCGGTGTCAAGCGTGAATACCCACTTGGTGAAGCCGTACAACCAATGAACCCGCCCGACGTCCCACAATCATACATTGCCCTTTCGGAGCTTATGGCTAAAGAAATACAAGAAATCTCAGGTGTCAACGAGGCAATGCTTGGTTCAGCCACAGACGAGAAAGCGGGCATTCTAGAGATGTTAAGACAAGGGGCTGGGGTTACCATGCTTCAGGGTGTTTACGACAAGCTTGATCGATCTATGAAGCAATTAGGGCGTCTTATGATCAAGATGATGCAAAACAACTTCACCCCCGCAAAAATACAACGTATTATTGCCGAGCAACCGACTCAGGAGTTCTACAATAAGAACTTTGGCAAGTATGACTGTGCTGTTGAGGAGGGGGTTAATACAACTACCCAAAGACAACAAGAGTTTATTACGCTTGTACGTTTGCATGAGATGGGTATACCTATACCGCCTAAGGCGTTACTTAATGCTATAACTGTTCAAAATAAGAATGAACTTATTGAAATGATTGAGCAGCAACAACAGCAACAAGCTCAACAACAGCAACAACAAGCTCAAATACAGATGCAAGAGTTGCAAGCACGGGCTGAACTCAGCCATGCGAGAGCAATGGCTGATGTTGCTCAAGGGAATGAGCGCAATTCGCGTGTCGCTGAGAACTTCGCAGCAGCTGAAGAGCGTAAGCATAAAGCAGTTGCTGAAGACCATGCAGGCATGCTTGATTTGATACGCTCAATAAAGGAATTAGAGACCATCGATCTATCGAATATCGAGAAATTGATTCAAATGAGTCAAGCACTTAAAGCAGCAGAAGCGGCTACAACTTCTCAAGTACCCACAACACCAACCCCCCAAACACAACCAAATCCTGGTCAAAATACCCCGCAAGAACAACCGGATATGCAACAGCAACCGCAAATGATGGGGCAGTGATGTCAGTGGGTCGTGACTTTTATGTAGAACAAGCGATGCTGGAAGCTGAGCGTATTGATCTGGAACGTATGAAGAAGATTATCGAAGCATTGGATGAAATTCTTGAGAAACCGACAAAGAAAAAGTAATCTCTTATTGTGGTCACCGCCTACTTTCAAATCTTCCAATTCCTTTTAGTGTTTCATCGGTGACCACCTAAGTTCTCACGGAGTATTGCTGCCCGTGAGTAAAGAGGGCCCACCTAGTGGAGTGAAAAGGGGTAATATCCTGTCGGCTTGAGTGTGCAATTCACGAATCGGCCCTTGGTTTTTTAATGGGATAGTAGCTTAGTTGGTTAAAGCACACGATTGTCGATCGTGAGAGCGTGGGTTCGAGTCCCACTTATCCCGCCACTAGCAAAACTTAACTCATCTGTTATAAGCTTGTCGTATCTTCCTCTTGTGGTTAGAGGAACAACCTTGCGGGTCAAGCCGCAGTTACTACAAGGAGTGCCCCATGGCAAAAAGACGTTACGATTCAAAAACAAAATCTATGGTTGCAGGCTTCAGGGAAGGCTCAAACTCTTCTGATTATCCTGTCTCATCAAGCGACGGTCTCTTTCCTAGGGACGTTGTTGTGAAAGAATTCCCACAAGCCGGCTATCATACCGCGCCTACGCCTTATGATGGTATCTCGGGTATTGATGGGCAGCTGAATAGCGATGCCGCTAAGTTGAGTAATGGCAAGAAGACCAGGACATACTAATGCCTGGCGCACCTCGTCCTAATAACAAGGCTAAAGAGATAGCATTACGTGTTTTAGGGAAACTGAAACCTAAAAAGCGTAATAAACAAAATCAGGTACCACTTCAAGAGCAAGTAAAAACTCCCTTAAATGCGACCTTTGATGGTGGGCTTGGTTGATGCACTGCGATGAGACGTCTAACGTCTAATTCCTACGGGGGGTATCCTTCATTACCCCCCCAACAAAACCTCAAAGGGTTTATCATGTCAAAATATATATACCTAATGTCAGGCGTGGCAGTAATAGTTACCATTATTATGGTGGCTTTTTATAAATTCGGTGGTGAATAATATGGCAAAGAAGATGAGTAAAAAAGCAAAAGTTATTAAGTCAGAGATGCAGAAATTTAAAGCTGATGAACTACACAGCGGTTCTAAAAAAGGGCCTCTTGTGAAGAGTCCTAAGCAGGCTCTAGCGATCAGCCTCTCTGTTAGTCGGCGTAAAACTAAGAAGAAACCCATTAAAAAGAAAGCAGTAATGATGGTCAAATAGCTCTTCTTTCAGATAGAAATCATGTTAATACCCATGTGTAACAGCGTGGGTATTTTTATTGTGTTTATACACCGATTGTATTATCTTTTAAGGCAAATTGAGAGGTAGCACATGATGAAAAAGAAAATATTAGCTCCCCGTAAAGAGACTCTTGGCAAAATAGCTCGTGAGATTATGGAGAAGCCGCAAGACTCACGCGACCCGATAGAGTTAGCCAGGATAAACGAGCAAGACTATATAAAGAATCTCTTTGAGTGTCTTGAAACGCATAAACAAATCTTTAAACACTCTGATTTCTTTATAGAGGTGTTGACTAAGAAAGAACCACTTATAAAGAATGTAGTTCGCAATTTCTTTGCGGGACGTTTAGCATGCCCAACGCCGTTTTTTGATCAATCGGTGTATATGTATCACTGGTATGATGACAAGCTGGAGCTATTATGGGCTCTCCCCGTAGAAGAAGCGTGTCGAATATATCGTAATTATGCACTTGAAGTGGTGCCTGAAGAACGCGCTCTTTTGGGGCATATTCTTGATTACTATGATGGCACACTCTTAAGATTAGCTATGAAATTAAATGGTGAAACGCTAGAATCACCACAGATAGAGTTAAAAATAATCGAGCATTAACCCAAGGAGCCGATGCATGTCAGATGATATCAAGAATGAAGCATTGCAAGAGCTGGCAGAACAAGCTACTGAAGTAGAACAAGTTGAAGAAGTTCAACCTACTCCTGATGAGCAACCTGAACAACAGCAAACAAAAGCACCGTCACAGTCCTTTAAGGAGCTGAGAACAAAGAACGAAGATCTTGAAAAACGCATGTATGAACAGGAGCGTTTCTACCGTCAAGAACTTGAGCGTGCGCGCGTCTATCAACAACCACAACAGGTTCAACAACCACAAGAACCTGAGCTTGGTGATACTGATATTGTTGAGTATCGTCACGTAAAGAAAGAGTTTAATCGCCTTAAGTCTGAACTTGATCAGCTTAAGCAGCAATCAGAGATACAACGCCTTCAGACTAAGTATTCTGACATAGATACTATAGTCAGCATGCAGAACCTGGAAAAGCTTAAACAGGTTGATCCTGAAGCTTATATGGCTGTTGAAGCTGCTCCTACGCTTTATGCTAAGGGTGTTCTAGCCTATAAACTTATTAAGTCTTCTGATATAATCACCAAGCCAAACGATGATTACGATTATGAGCAAGCAGCGATTAATCGTAATGCACAGAAGCCTAAATCCATCTCAACGGTACAGCCTCAACGGGGGACTAACCCGCTTACCAAGGCTAATGCTTTTGCTAATGGCCCAGAATTGACTCCTGAGTTGCAGAAATCGCTCCTAGAAGAGATGGAAAACAGCATTAAGTCAGGTCGCAGATAACCTGTCGCGCCATAGCCTCGGCGACGGCGGAAAAGTACTCTCTTATGGTACTGAACCTATAAGAATTGAGCCGGTAGCACAAGCGCCGGTTCTTTTTTCATGTCTCGGCGTAGCCCTGCGGAGACGGATTGCAATTCAACAATGAAAAGTGCTATAGTCTTTGTGAATGTAATAGGACGTCATTCACCCATCCGGACGCAAAAGCCAATTAAGTGACTCGTCCACGCTTAAGATTACGGACGCAAAAATGGTCTAAGTCATTCGTCCAGACTTAAAGTTTTACTTTAACTTTAAGGTGATCTATGGCAAATATTGTCACTGCAACAAGTATGCCGCCACAAGTGCAGCAGACTTTTGCGCTCAAACTTCTCTCAACACCAACACCAAATTACATCTATAAGTATGTAGCCGATCCTGAACTGCTTCCTCGGCATGGTGGTGATACGTTGAGATTCTCACGTTATAACCCACTACCGGCAGCCCTCGTTCCACTAGGAACATCAGGAGCAACGCCACCGCCTACCGATCTTGATCGTGTAGATATTGATATGCGCGTATCGTGGTATGGGCAGTTCATATATTTGAATGAACAAGTTCAATTGAGCAATCAGGACAGCGTATTGAACGCAGCCGCTAAAAGATTAGGCGCCTCATTAAGACTCACCGAAGATAACTTAATGCGTAACATGTTGCTTTCTTCTGCAACGCGTATTTGGTGTACCAACGGGATTGACGGCGACAGCCCGACGGAGCTCACCTCTAATGACATCAACAAAGCAATTCGCTCACTGTTGAGTGCGAATGCTTGGATGATTCAAGATGTTGTAGGAGCTGAGGATCTTTATGGGACAAGCCCGATTCGTTCGTCATACATGGCATTAGCACATACTGATTTACAAGCTGATCTTGAAGCGGTTCAAGGATTTAAGCCTGTTTCTGAATATCCTGCACCACAAACTATTTTACGCACAGAGTGGGGCGCAATTAGAAACCTACGTTTCCACTTGTCCACTGAAGGCGCAATTATTAAGAATTCGTCTTCGATTAATGGTGCTGATGTTTATGCGGTTACCTTTGCCGGTCTTGAAGCAGCAGCTTGTGTTAAACAAGATGGCGCTTCAGCAAGGTTCATTTATTTACCACCTGAAATCGTTGGCGGACCATTGGCTCAGAACTGTTCTGT